TTTGAGCGTGAATGGTTACCTAAGTTAAGAGGAGAAAAGAATAGCTTGGATGGGCAAAAAGAGAATTTTACATTATCTAATAATAAGACACAATCTAGTACTAAAAATAAAGCTTTAGGTAATATTAAAAGTGCTGGGTTGAAAAACATGTTAGATAACCTATGATAATTGCTATTGTTATTTTGTCGGTTATGGTCGTGGTCTTAGGATTCACGACCTTTAACCTTCTTCGTAAAAATGAAAAACAAGAAGATATCCTTGCCGGATATATGACTTATCTAAATAAAATCTCAGATTATATTGAGACCACAGATAAGCGTCTAAAAGAAATTGACCAGAAAGAAACATTTAAATCAGATGATGAAGTTGGATTTTTCTTTGAACAACTAAAAAACATTCAGTCTGTTCTTAACAGCTTTAATGTTAAGAATATTTAATATATGGCTAGAAAAAGAAAAAAGAAATCAAAAAACTATTTCACTCAAGATACTGAAGATGCTATAGTTTTATATAATAATACTCCTGATCCTGAGGTACGCAGTAATATCTATAGGGATAGGATTCATTATGCTTTTTTCAAACTAACCGAAAATATTATACATACATTTAAATTTTACTATACAGAAGTAGATGATATTGAACATTTACAACATGAAGTAATTACTTTTTTACTTTCTAAATTAGATAAGTTTGATCCTACTAGAGGAGCTAAAGCATATTCTTACTTTGGTACAATCGCAAAACGTTATTTAATATTATCGAACCAAAAAAACTATAAAAAACGTATAGATAAAGCCCCAGTATCTGTTCTAGAAGAGGATGAAAATCATTCTTATGTAATAGATGGAGATAACGTACATGATAGATTATCTTTGTTTTTAGATGAATATGTAGAATACGTTACTGAAAATATATATGAGTTATTTCCAAAAGGAAATGATGCTCAAATAGCTGACGCGATTTTAGAGATCTTCCGTAAACGAGAAGATATAGACGTGTTTAATAAAAAAGCTTTATACATCTATATTCGTGAAATGGTAGATGTTAAAACCCCTAAAATTACCAAAATAGCAAATCGTTTATACGATATATTCAAAGATAATTATATATTCTATATTGAAACGGGGTATACAAAGTTTTAGTTTTGATATTTATAATAAACTAGAATGTATGTATTATGTCACAATTGGATAGTATAGTATTTGGTAAGAAAAAATTTTCCGATATTCTCGAAGAAATTTATACAAACCAAACAGAGAAAAAAAGACAAGTAACAGCCCTAATTTCAGAATTAAAACCTTTAATTTCTGATATTGGTGATGCTACTCTTGTAGTTCCCTTAATTAAAGAATACATGGAAATTGGAGTGAAAAATGATGAACAACTCATCAAAATGGCTACAATTGTTCAACGTGCTTTACAAACAGAAACAGCTGAAGGTGACTTCTCTATCTCAGATGAAGAAAAAGAACAACTTTTAGCTGCTATGGAAGAATTACAAGATAACAGTAAAGAAGAAAAATAATGGCTAATTACGGGTTTGGAGCTTTAAATAATAATTTAAATAATAATTTAAATAATGGGTCTGAAGTTTTACAAGCCCTATCTCAAGCTGGATTAATACGTTCTGTACGAGTACTTAGTATTGTTCTAGATGATACTCATCCTAAATGGAAAGAATTAGGTGAATATAATGGGATTGGAACCATTGAATATCAAAATGTTTTAGATCCTAATCCTATTGATAATCCCCCTATAGCAAAACCCTTTCATACTAATGATAGAAAATATCCTTTAATAAATGAAATTGTTTATTTAATATCTCTTCCAAATACTAGTATAGGTGAATTCACATCAGGACAAACAGAATATTATATTAATACTATAGGAATATGGAATAGTCCTCACCACAATGCTTATCCCGAAAATCCAAATACTCCCCCTGATTCGCAACAAAAAGATTATGTTGAAACTGAAGCAGGTAATGTAAGAAGAGTAACAGATCAATCTACTGAAATTAATTTAGGAAATACATTTGTAGAAAGATCAAATATTCACCCATTACAAGCATATGAAGGTGATGTAATATATGAAGGAAGGTGGGGCAATTCAATTAGATTTGGTTCTACAGTAAATGGATTTACAAATTGGTCTACAACAGGATCTAATGGTGATCCTATAATGATTTTACGAAATGGCCAAGGTGAACAAAGTAATAATGGATGGGTAACTATCAACGAAAATATAAATAATGATGATTCATCTATTTATTTAACTTCAACTCAAAATATTCCATTACAACCATCAACAGTAGGTACTTTATCAAAAAGTTATCCTAAAGATCCTCCTGAAGAAATTGAACAATATTCAGGCAAACAAATTCTACTAAACTCAGGTAGATTAGTATTTAATACTAATGAAGATCATATTTTATTAAGTTCAAATTTATCTATTGGGTTAAAAGCTGTAAACGGAATTAATATTGATACTAAAGGATATACTATTATTAACTCCCCCGATATAAAATTAGGTGGTAAAGAGGCTACTGAACCTATATTAAAAGGAGATATTACTGTAGATTTATTATCACAATTAGTACAACAATTAATTAATTTAACCAAAATATTAGGATTTGTAACCCCCCAAGGAGGTCCAGGTGTTTCTCAAGCAGCGCAAACTTTAGTACCATTTTTGAATACATTAAAAACTCAAATAGAAACTACAACAAAATCTAAAGTAAGTAAAACATTATAATGGCAGGAATACCAATAGATACTATTTTAGGAGCAATCCCTGATAACCTAAAACCTTCAGGTTTTGAGAATCTTCCTAAACTTATAATGAATCAAGGGGTTAAAATTGATACTTTAATCCAACCTTCTTTAGATATAATAGTAAAAGAACTCCCAGAACCTGTACAACCATCTATTCAAAAAATTGTACCTCAAATTATAGAAAATAAGGAAGATCTAGATGTAAATAAATTAGCTACTGAAGCTTTTGATGATGCCTTTAGTCAAATACAACAAGAATCTCAACAATTAGGACAGGATGCTTTAGATAATTTTTGTCTCCCCACCTCTGTTACTGATGGTATAATTGCTCAAAGAAATAATATTGTAGGAGTATTAAATAATGTGGGAAAACAATTAGATAGATTAGCTGGTTTTTTAGGTTTAGCTGGAGGATTTTTAACTATTGTTAATGTAGTATTAAAAGCTTTAGTAGCAGCAGATCCTATTCTTTCTGCCACGGGTAAAGCATTCCCCATCACCGCAGGAATTACGGAATCTATAAGAAGCGATTTAAAAACATTAAAAGAAGGTGTTCTTTTTGATGAAGCGGGAGAATCTAAAATAAATCCAATTATTTTAGCCCTGGCTTCTTCAGCAATTTCAGTATCAGTAGTTAGTGCTTTTATTAAACAAGCAGTAAATTTTTTATTTATTATTGATCCTTATATTTTAAAATGTGCTAATGAAGCTCAAGTTAGTAACTTGGTAAAACTTAGTCCTACAATACAAGGTATTTTTGAAACCGAAACAAAATCATTACAAACGTCTAATCAATCTACTTATAAAGGATTTGTAATTCAAATTGAAGAAGAACCATTTACTCCTACTGTAAATCGTAGAAGAGCTGTAGGATTAAATCAATATGGTATACAACAAATTAAAACTAATTTATCATTTACAACTAATAATCAAACATTAATAGATGAATTAAAATTTATTATTGACAGAGATAATTTAAAAGCTGATTAATTTAATATTTATAATATATGAAAACCTCACAATTAAAAAACTTAGTTAAAGAAGCTGTAAAGGAAGCGATCCAAGAGGAGTTGCGTGAAATTTTATTAGAAGCAGTAAAATCACCAAAAGTAGTTACTGAATCTAAAGATACTTATGCTCAACCCAATGTATCTAATCCAAAACAATTAACTTCTGAAGAACGTAGAAACATGTTCTCAGGTATTTTAGGTGAAATGCAACAAGGAGGAGCAGCAACTACAGCTTATCAAGGAACTTTTAACCCGAAAGGAGTAATGCCGGGAGGAGACCTACCAGCAGGTGAAGTAGGAATGGACCAAATAATGAACATGATTAAATAATGCCTGTAGGAGCTAAAAAAATATTTCCCATAGATAGAAAACCGGGTATTGCGGTTGGGGTAAGTATCCCTTTTAATGCTCCTGCGGTGTTTAATTCTACATATACTACCCAAGATGCTGTTAGAAATAATTTAATTAATTTTTTTCTAACTAATCAAGATGAAAGATATTTAAATCCTACATTTGGGGGCAATCTGAGGGCAACTGTATTTGAACAATTATCCACAGAAAATTTAGAAGGATTAGAAGATTTAATACAAACACAATTAAAGGATTATTTTCCTAGTGTAAAAGTTCAAGATTTAGAAATTTTATCAAATCCTGATACTAATTCATTAATTGTAGATTTAAAATATAATGTTATAGATACTGGAATAGAAGATGAAATTCAATTACAATTTAACTAATGGCTACTAATTTAAAAAAACGAGATATAAAATATATTAATAAAGATTTTTCTGAATTAAGAAAATCTCTTATTGATTATTCTAAAACGTATTTCCCTACAACATATAACGATTTCACCCCTGCCTCACCAGGGATGTTATTTATGGAACAAGCAGCTTATGTAGGTGATGTTTTATCATTTTATCTTGATAATCAAATTCAAGAAAACTTTCTACAATATGCTCGTCAATCGAATAATTTGTATGATTTATCTTACATGTTTGGTTATAAACCAAATGTTACTCAAGTAGCTACCACTGAAATAGAAATCTACCAACAAGTCCCAGCTTCAGGTTCATCTCCTAATATTGTTCCTGATTTTGACTATTCATTATTTATAGAATCTAACGCGACATTAACTTCAACAAGTAATTCTTCTATTAATTTTTTAATTGAAGACCCTATTGATTTTTCAATCTCTTCTTCTACAGATCCTACAGAAATTAGTGTATTAACCGTTGATGGTAGTGGAAACCCAACATTTTTCTTATTGAAAAAAATAAGAAAAGCTATATCTTCTACTATTAATGAAATTGAATTTAGTTTTACGGCCCCGGTTCAATTTGATACTAGAACTATTAATGATGAAAATATAGTAGGAATATTAAGTATAACCGATACCGATGGAAATGAGTATAAAGAAGTAGATTATTTAGGTCAAGAAATGGTATTTAATTCAATTAAAAATACCAATGTAAATGACCCAAACTTATCTCAATATGGTGATGCTCCTTATTTATTAAAACTAGAAAAACAACAAAGAAGATTCGCAACTCGATTTGTTAGTACAGGTTCTTTAGAAATTCAATTTGGTGCTGGTACTACAAATGATAATGATGAAGAAATAATTCCTAATCCTAATAATGTAGGTATAGGTTTACCTTTTGAAAAAGACAAATTAACCACAGCGTTTTCACCTTCTAACTTTTTATTTACAAAAACATACGGTATTGCCCCTTCTAATACTACATTAACAGTAGAATATTTAACTGGAGGAGGAGTAACATCAAATATACCAGCTAATGATTTAACCAATTTTACAGCCAATATTAATTTTTTAAATGAAAATCTAAATCCTACCACAGCCCAAACCGTATTTGATTCAATTCAAATGAACAACCCCAATGCTGCTGATGGTGGGGGTGATGGAGATACATTACAAGAAATTAGAGAAAATGCCTCTGTTAATTTTGCATCCCAATTACGTAATGTAACTCAAGATGATTATTTAGTAAGAGCATTATCTTTACCCTCAGATTATGGAGTAATATCTAAAGCATATATTGAACCAACAAAAGCCCAATCAATATCAGCAGGTGAATCTAATTCTATATTAGATTTATATATTTTATCATATAATGTAGATAATCAATTAACGTTAGCATCTAAAGCTCTTAAACAAAATTTATCTACTTATCTTTCATTATATAGAATGGTAAATGATTCTGTCAATATTAAAGATGGATTTATAATTAATATCGGAGTTAATTTTGATATAATTATACTTCCTGAATTTAATAGTAATCAAGTACTCACTAATTGTATAACAGCATTACAAGATTACTTTGCTATTGATAATTGGCAAATTAATCAACCTATTATTTTAAGAGAAATATACATTTTATTAGACAATATTACCGGAGTACAAACAGTTAAAAATGTAGAAATTACAAATAAAGTAGGAGAAAATTTAGGATATTCTCAATATTCATATGATATTTCATCTGCAACTAATGCTAATGTTATTTATCCTTCATTAGATCCTTCTATTTTTGAAGTCAAATACCCTAACACAGATATACAAGGTCGAGTAGTACCACTATAAAATTATGGCAATATATAAAATTTTTCCAACAGAAGACGCTACAATATATTCAATGTTTCCCACAATGAATACGGGACTTGATGAAATTATTGAAGCTACACTTACATCTATTGCTCCAACAGATCCTAACCCTCAAGTTAGTAGATTTTTAATAAGATTTGACCAAAATGAAATTGAAGATGTAGTTAATAACAAAATTAGTGGTTCTAGTTGGCAATCAAATTTAAGATGTTTTATTGCTAAAACCACAGGATTAAAATTAGATACTACTATAGATGTATTCGCCGTTTCAAGTTCTTGGGTAATGGGTACAGGAAAATACTTAGATTCTCCACTAACAACTGATGGAGTTTCTTGGCAATTTATTAATGAATCAGGTAGTGATTTATGGCCTGTAACCACAGTAGATAATGTTGCTGTTTCACAATCATATAATATAACATATGCGCCTTTAGGTGGGGGTACTTGGTTTAATCAAATTATATCTGGATCAGGTATATGGCCTAATGCTTATTTATCTTCTTCACAAGTATACAACTATACACAAGATAAAGATTTAAATGTAGATGTAACAGATATTGTAAATGTTTGGTTAACAGGTTCATTTAATTATTATGCATCATCTGGAGATGCGGGGACAAATACCCAATCTACAATTTCATCTTCTAACTATGGATTTATTGTAAAACAAA